GCTTAGTTTCTCCAGGGACGATCAGCATATCGCAGACCGCACACTGTCCGAGATTGGAAGGGTCGGCGGTGCGAGAGGGCCTGACAAGTCGGCGTGGCGATCGGACGACGAGATAGAGGACTCTTCCCCGAACGGGGCAAGCAGAAATGCACCAGCATTCCGCACGCTCGACCGCAAGGTACCACCCGGAAGAGCCTGACTGTCAAAAAAGAATCCAGTCCGGATTGGGATCAAGGTCAAGCTACGCGGCGAAAACAACTTCGAGCCGGAAAAAGGACCGCGCGCCTATGCGAGCGGCAACCCGTTCCGGACGCACACGACGATAGCCCCTGCCCGACGGACGCGCAGCGCCGCGGCCCCTATGCTCCGACGGATACCCGTAGATGTCATCCCGCAACTGAGAAGAGATGCGATGGAGTTCTCTATCAGTGGCGAGACCAGGGAACCGTCTATCTGACCTGCGAGCGATGCCTGGCTACGATGGTGAAGAAAGCATCCAAGAAACGAGGCGTTGAACTCGTCGGTAAACGCGCCGTCTACTTAGTGCAGCCAGTCGTCATGAGTAGGCCGGTGGCAATGAAGTTCGGTGGTGGAACCGGCACCTCATTTGAACCGCAGACCGGAGCGGTATTTGTAGACCCGGTGGACGAATTAGAATTGCCGCTGGTGTGCAAATATCCAAACGGCCGATCCGTTCCATGCAGTCAGCCTGTTTAGCCGCTCAGTCCGGCGAAGCGATGATCACATAATCCGGGCCCATCGGCCCAATATCTGGAAATGCCCAACCAAAGACCCGCTGCGCACCTTCGATGCAGGATCCATCGTCCACCGTGGAACCGGAGGAACTGGAATAGATCGCCACCGTGATGGCTGGATACTCATAGGCAAGGGCGGTTTGAAGAAACAGACCTGGAACGAGAAAACCAGCATCCGCCTACCGCGGCGCTTATGCGTGTCGGATGAAAACGGACAGTATCGCGCTATCCCCGACATCGACATCATTTTTGATCTACACGAATCCGGCGCCATCATAAGTCCAGATCCGGAGCCCGATCATGAGATCGGCCCGCTCCACCAAGTGGGCGCGATCACGCGAGCCGAACTCGCGATCGTAAGTCTCTACACTGAACTTGGATCGGAATACCGCGCTGCGGATTTCTTCGAATGGAGTACAGGCTGGTGGGCCGGTGCGAATGATTTAGACAATAAGACCCGCGTGCGGGACAACTTCGACAAACTTCCCGGCATTCTCCGTCGTTTGGGTAAGTGGCTACTGAGACGAACAGAGCGGCCACCCAAAATCGCGCCAACAATGACCGAGGGGCCACACCGGCGGCCAACGCCCTTCCGGCCCTTCGTGAAGCCACCGGCTGGGGTGGTGTTCCCAACCCAGATTGTGCTCATTGATATCCCGCGCGAGGTTAACGATCCGAAAATCTCGGCGACTCCATGGCACGAACAGGCCGGTGGATACTGGGGTACGCTGCACACCTCGGTGAAGGAGTGGCTCGGAATGAGGAACCCGCTCTATCGCCGGATCGACCATTCCATTTGCTGCTAAGCCCTTCATTCTATTGATTTCGGAAGACACCTGCTTTGGGCGGCTATATATAGGAGGACAGTCGCCTCCTTATTAAGTAGGTCACAACAGTACGTTCTGCAGTCACGGAGAAGATGCAGCCAGGCCGCGCTGGTCTCGCGGGTGTGTGTTCTGCGATCACATAAAAAAACGCATCAGGCCGTGCTGCCTCACGGGGGCTTGAGTCCACGGACTCAAGGAGCGCCTCTGGTACCGGTCGCGCGGGATGCCGCGATGAACCGAGTTCCAACGACCTCCACCTTCTTTTTCTAAAGGTGACTCGACACGACGGCCGATTCCGCCCGGACGTGACGACGCACCCCTCATAGGAGTTTGGCCATGACAATTGAAAACTGGCCCTTAACAAAATTCGTACCTTATTGCCGCAATCCGCGCAAGAACGATCAAGCGGTCGATCGAATGGCAGCGTCCATTCGTGAATTTGGATTCAAGATCCCGATGCTCGCACGCAGCGATGGCGAAGTAGTAGACGGGCACCTGCGCCTCAAAGCAGCGCAGAAGCTGGAACTCGCCGAGATTCCAGTGATGGTCTGTGATGAGTGGTCGCCGGCGCAGGTCAAAGCCTTCCGCCTTCTGGTCAATCGATCGGCAACGTGGGCCGATTGGGATGTTGAACTGCTGGAGCTTGAGATGCAAGAACTGAAGAGTTTCGACTTCGACCTTCAACTTACCGGCTTCGACTCGGTGGAAATCGATGGTCTTCTGTTCGGCAAGCAGGAGCTTGATCAGCCGGAAGAAATCCTCGAACCATCCGAGACACCAGTCACCCGTTTGGGAGATCTGTGGTGCTGCGGATCTCACCGCGTCTTGTGTGGCGATTCCACATTGCCAGGGGATGTGACCCGCCTGTTCGGCACACTGCATCCGGAGTTGATGGTCACCGATCCGCCGTATGGCGTCGAGTATGATCCCGAATGGCGCGAGCGTGCGGGCCTCGGACAGCAACGCCAGACCGGTAAGGTTCCCAATGACGATCGCGCGGACTGGTTGCCCGCTTACCAACTGTTTCCGGGAGACGTCGCCTATGTCTGGCACGCTGGCGTCCATGCCGCAGAAGTTGCCGCCGGTTTAGAGTCGGCCGGACTACGAATACGCGCCCAGGTCATTTGGGCGAAACAACACTTCGCTCTCGGCCGGGGCGATTACCATTGGCAGCATGAACCGTGCTGGTATGCCGTGCGAGACGGGAAAAGCTCCAACTGGTGCGGAGACCGCACACAGTCCACGCTGTGGGAGGTGCAAAACCTGAATCCGATCGGAGGCAACCGCGAGGAGGATGCCACCGGTCACGGTACGCAAAAGCCACTCGAGCTCATGCGACGCCCGATCCTGAATCACACACGCCCAGGCGCGATAGTCTATGACCCGTTCTTGGGATCGGGGACCACCCTGATCGCAGCCGAACTAAGCGACCGCATTTGCGTCGGCCTCGATATCGACCCGCGCTACGTGGACATGATCATCGCTCGATGGCAGAAGCTGACCGGTGGCACCGCCACCCTTGAATCATCGGGAGACACGTTTGAGGAAGTTCGCCTCGAACGCGCTAGCGCAGTCGAGGAGGTGAAGTAATGCCGCGCCCTCGATTTACCCCTACCGATGACCAGCGAAGACTAGTGAAATCGCTGGCCGCCATCGGCACCAAGCAGTCCGAGATTGCTCCCTTAGTCGGAGTCCGCTCGGAGCAGACGCTGCGCAAGTACTTCCGCCTGGAACTCGATCGTGGCGAACTGGAAGCCAACGGAAAGGTAGCGCAGACATTATTCCAGATGGCCACCTCGGGAAAGAACGTGGCGGCCACGGTGTTCTGGCTGAAGTGTCGTGCCGGCTGGAAAGAGAAATATTCGGGGCCAATCATTCCGGCAGTGCCCCCTGCATTTGTCGTTCAACGAGGTGAACTATGAAAGTTGCATTAAGACCCCCACAATGGGAGATCTTCACCTGCAGCCAGCGCTTTCGAGTGCTGGTTGCGGGCCGGAGATTCGGAAAGACCTACTTGGCTTTGACCGAACTCTGCCGCGCTGCCTGGGACAGGGGACGTACCGCATGGTACGTCGCCCCCACCTACCGGCAGGCCAAGCGCATTGCCTGGACTGAGCTCAAACGGATGACCAGAGAGTATTGGGCAAACAAGCCGAACGAAACCGACCTGACCATCGAACTCACTTCTGGTGGAACGATCTCGCTGCGGGGCGCCGATAACTACGACGCGCTCCGCGGCCAAGGTCTCGACTTCGTGGTGATGGATGAGTTCGCATCCATGGCACCGGCGGCGTGGACCGAAGTCTTGCGGCCGGCGTTGGCCGACCGGCAAGGGCGCGCGCTCTTCATCGGGACGCCGCGCGGGTACAACCACTTTTACGATCTCTATCGCGAGGTCCGAGGGCGGCAGCACTGGGCTACTTTCCAGTACACGACCGAACAAGGCGGCAACGTCGCCACCGAGGAGTTGGAGAACGCCACCCTTGAACTCGACGAGCGCACCTACCGCCAGGAGTTTCAAGCGAGCTTCGAGAACCTGACCGCGGGCTTGGCTTAGTATGCCTTCGACCCGGGCGGCAATGTGGCGCCGGTGGAGTATGACAGTCGGCTGCCGTTGTTCTGGTCGCTCGACTTCAACTTCAATCCGATGTGCTCGATCATCGGACAGCGCCGCGACGATTGGGTCTTCGTCCTCGACGAGCTGGTGCTTCCCGACTCGAACACGGGAGCTGCTTGCGATGAATTTCATGCGCGAGCGGAGCGCCTTGTGAAGCGATCTCACCTGCCAGTTCGGCTGGACATCTATGGCGATGCAACCGGGGAAAGTCAACGATCGTCGGCCACCCGTACTGACTGGCAGATCGTGCGCGATTTCCTGAACCGGCATCGGGATCTTTACCAGCCGAGTTATCGGGTGGGTTCGTCGAACCCGGCCGTGCGCGATCGCGTGAACTGCGTGAATGCGAGATTGCGGAACCAGGCTGGACATCGCCGACTGACTATCAACCCGCAGTGCAAGCAATTAATTAAAGACTTCGAGCGCGTGCATTGGAAGACCGATCCCAGCGGCAACACGCTGAACGACATTGACAAGTCCGATGTGAATCGCACGCATTTGAGCGACGCGCTCGGCTACATGATCGCCAAGGAATTTACAATGTACCCCCTGCTCGATACCACCCAGCCGCTCGTCTAACGAGTGCCCATCCCCGCTCTGTTCTGAGACGGATTCTCCCGCCGGTAGTGTTCCTCTAAAGGAGGACGCTACCGGCTTTTTTTTATCACATCACAACGCCTTTCCGCTGACGTTATTTGACAACATCTGCAGCTCGTTTCCAAGCACATTCCATCATTGAACTACGGGCTAATCATTAGGTCTTCCCGACTTGCTTTCTGGCCCGCGCAGAGCGTCCATGGAAGTAGGCCAAATGGCCCCAGAGAGGGGAGAGAAACGATGCAGCCAGAAGTAGCTCAGGCGATTACGGAGTTGCGTAGTTTTACGATCGCGGACTTGCAAAAGCGATACCGCCAGACGTTCGGCAAAGAGGCCGGATCTTCGAACAAACAGTTCCTGTTCCGGCGCATAGTCTGGCAGCTCCAGGCCACCGTCGAAGGCGATCTGAGTGAGCGGGCGCGCCGCCGGGCTGCCGAGATTGCAGACGATGCGGATATTCGTGATCGAGCGCCGGAGAACTCTCCGCCTCCGCATGAGCCCGTCGCGCGCTCGCTGATCCATCGATTGCGGCCACAGCGTGACTCCCGACTGCCTCCACCCGGCACGCTTCTGGCGCGGCGCGTCCAAGGCAGTGACGTGGTCGTGAAGGTGCTCGCTGAAGGCTTTGAATATCAAGAGCGGCGCTACTCCTCGCTCAGCGCCATCGCGCGCCAGATCACCGGCACACGTTGGAACGGATTCGCGTTTTTTGGACTAACCGGACGGCGCGATGGGTGAGAGGAAGCTCGATCGTCCTAAGCAAGAAGACAAGAATGTTCGCGTGCGCTGCGCCATCTACACCCGCAAGTCAACCGAGGAAGGACTGGATCAGGACTTTAATTCCCTGCACGCACAGCGCGAAGCCGCACAAGCCGTCATTGCGAGCCAGAAACATCTCGGCTGGGTCGCGCTACCCCAGCTCTACGATGACGGCGGCTTCGGGGGCGGCAGTCTGGACCGGCCGGCGCTCCAGCAGTTGCTCACCGACATTGAAGCGCGTCGCGTGGATTGCGTGGTGGTCTATAAGGTGGACCGACTCAGCCGGTCCCTGCTCGACTTCGCTCGGCTCATCGACCGCTTCGAGCAGCGCTCGGTCAGTTTTGTTTCCGTCACTCAGCAGTTCAACACCACGACCTCGCTCGGAAGGCTAACCTTGAACATTCTGTTATCGTTTGCTCAATTCGAGCGCGAACTGATTGGCGAGCGAACGCGTGACAAGATGGCAGCCGCGAGGCGTAAAGGCAAATGGGTGGGAGGCACTCCGGTACTGGGCTATGACATCGATCCCGGTGGCGGTCGCTTGGTTGTCAACCAGAAAGAGGCCAGCCGGGTGCAGAAGATCTTTGGGCTGTACCGAATGCATGCTTCACTGGACGCCGTCGTTGAGGAGCTGAACCGGCGCGGCTGGAGCACGAAATCATTGACGTCGAGACGTGGTCTCCAGCACGGAGGGCGGCCGTTCAGTCCGGTGTCCTTGTTCCGCTTGCTCACGAACATCGTCTATACCGGAAAAATAGAATATCGCGGCACTATCTATGACGGCGAACAAGCACCCATCATCGAGTTCGGCCTATGGCAGGAAGTCAAGGGCGCGCTTCTCAAACCGACTCCAAAACTGAAGCCTCCTCGCCACAAACACGATGCACTCTTGTCGGGATTGCTGTTTTGCGGAAGCTGCCAGCGCCCCATGATCCCAACTTATTCGGGCAAAGGCAGCCGCCGCTACCGCTACTATGTGTGTCAGGGCGCGCGCCAGAACGGCTGGAAGACCTGCTCGACCAAGTCGGTCTCGGCCACCTTAATCGAGGACTCGCTCATGAGCGAGCTTCGCGCCCGCTTGAACGCCGATCATACTCGGCTCGCTTTGAAGATTCCAGACCGCGAGTGGCAGGCTTTTACCCAGGGTCACACGAACGGATTCGTCACCAAGACCGTTGAAAAGCTCCGATACAACGGCGCGGCCGGCACCGTGTCGGTGGAACTGCGCACACGCCAGGATTAACCGCCATGACCTTTGAATACCAGCTTCCCAAACGCGGCCGAGCGCTCGCACCGTTCCGGCTCCGGCCTGCGAGCGAAACCGTGGGCCGGCCACCGCGAGTGGCCCGCCTGGTGGCGCTCGCTCACAGGCTCGAAGCCCTGCTTCATTCCGGTCAGGGGAAAGACTATGGAGCACTGGCGCGGCAGTCGCACGTCTCTCCAGCACGCATCGGCCAGATCCTGATCTTGAGCCAGCTTGCCCCCGAGATCCAGGAATATGTTCTGTTCCTCCGGCCTGAACATGCTGGTCTGATTACGGAGCAGCAATTGCGTGGAATCGCCCGCGAGCCTCGCTGGGATCGGCAACGCGAACAGTTTCAGAAACTCCTCGGCAAACGAGTGTAGCCGCGGATCGCCCTTCCTTCGCCATCCGTCCATCGGCGTGCGAAATTCCACTTGCCTTTCCAGTCGACCAGAGGGATGAATGGACTCGCGGCAACCTGCCGCCCTAAAGGAACCGAAAATGAACACATCGGAAAAACAAGTCCCCGACAAAGCCGCAGAGGGTAGAGTCCCCAAAGCGCGCGCCAGCAAGCGGAGCGCTCCTGCGGCCACTGCTCGCAAGGCGGCCAAAAAGCCGAAGGTCCCCACCAAACCACCGGCGCTTGCACGGCGAGGCACCAAAACCGCCAAGATATTAGCGTTGCTGCGCAGGCCCACAGGTGCTTCGCTGCCAGAACTCAGAAAGGCCACTGGCTGGCAGGCCCACTCCGTCCGAGGCTTTCTCAGCGGCGCGGTGAAAAAGAAAATGGGCCTTCGGATCGACGCCGTCTCGCGCGACGACGGCGAGCGCGCCTATCACGTGGCTTCGAAATAAACGCACTGCCGGAACGACATATTGAGGGGCGGCGACATGCACGTTTGCCGCCCTGCGCTTGCTTCCACGGGACGCGATTTCGCACTACCATCTGGGGTCCCAGATGTCAGGTTCGAAATGGATTCAGTATCCACTTCTGGGGTCCCAGAGTGAAGTACTGAATCGAATTGGAATCAACCACACAGCGCTTCGGAGCACTAGAAAAATGGTTGTTCGGGCGTTTTCGAACTTTCATCCGGGACCCCGGATGTAATGTTCGAAAACAGCAATTCAGTATCGCACGCGGGGAGGCACGTATCATGTTCGAAATTCTGCCTTCGTAGGACCGCGCCAGTAAATATGATCTGCAACTGGCAGCCTACGGTGATATGATTCCCGAACCGAGTAGACGATGTGGACCAGGCGGCTCTGGCATCT